GGAGTCTGATCCGCTGGGCCGGGTAGTCTCGGCCAGTGTGGAAAAAGAGGGCAAGCACCTATTCCACAAAATCATGATGGGTATTATAGACTATTCTGCCATCCAGAAAGTAATGGACGGTAGATATAACACGGGTTCCGTGGGTGGTAAGGGCATGCACGTGGTGTGCTCCATATGCGGCGAAGACCTTGTCCTGGGAGGGCTCCCCGTTACCAGGCCGTGCAAACACATGATTGGAGAGACCTACAAAAACAAGCTGGCCTACATGGTCTACAATGATATTGAGTGGCGCGAGTACTCTTTTGTAAACGTGCCGGCGGACACCCTCTCCAAGAAGATATCGGCTCGCTACGCAGATGCGGATGAGGCAGAGGCCTTTGATGACCCCGCCCCCCGCTATTTTTATATACCCCGTAAAGAAGAGAAAGTCGTAGCCTTCGAGGAAGGCGAGACTATCTCCATAGATGTCTCAGAGAGCGATGACGCGTTGAACGGAATCTATCTTGGGTTCCGCGAGATGGCAGAGCAACTCTGGGATGAGGCCAGGCTTGAGGTATCGGCCAACCCCGAATCAATGGAGGTGACAAGGGGCGTGCAACAAAGCAACGCGCAGCAGATCGTGACAGAAGAGGACGTTGAGGAAATCGTCGCGGATGTCCACGCTCTGCTAATGTCCAAAATCACCTCTCAATCTTCTGACGAGGAGTCTAACTCCCCTGCAGAAGTCGAGGAGGAGGTTTGGAACCAAGCCTACATCAACTCACTTCCCGACGCGGCCTTTGCTTTGGTTAAGCGACCTGTAAAGGAAAAAGCCGCGGATAGGGCGCTTCCTCACCACAGCAAGGGGGTTACGTCTGCAACCGACAACAAGTCCGTAGACAAACCCCACCTTGCAAACGCTCTATCCCGCGCCAACCAAGTAAAGGGTTTCTCCGCGGGAGCCAAGGCCCGAGCAGTTGGGCACTTGAAGAAGCACGCTTCTGCTTTGGGCGTCGGTGAGGATGACATTGTCGACCTCCTGGAGAGGGGAGAGGCCGCTTTCGCGGAGTACCTCGAGAGGGAGGGCCTTACATGGGTTCCACCCGAAGAGGAGCTCCAGGAAGAAGTCGAGAATGAAAACCTCGAAGATACCAAGCAGGAGGTCACCGAGGAAAATCCTTCCTCGGCTGAAGGAGAGGAGGGATGTACTGAAGTGACCGGAGAAAAAGAAACCAACCAGGTAGAGGAAGAGGAAACCGTACCTGGCGAGGAAGAGGCAGTAGACGAGGAGGCCCAAAAGCCTGCCGAGGAAGCTGCCAGTGAGGAAGCGGAGACCGAGACCTCTGAAGACGAGGACCCTTCGGGGGACAAAGTCGAAGAGGGCAAGGAAACCGCTGAGGAAGCGGACCCAAATGAGTCCGACGAAGGCGCAGATCCGGGGGAATCCGAGGAATCAACCGAGGACCCCGCCACCATCGACGAGGATGAGCAGGAGACCGCAGCGGAGAACAGCCGCCTGCGGGACCAAAACCTCAAGCTCGTTGAGGAAATCCACTTTCTCTTGGCCGAGAGGGTTGTGGATGAAATGCTCCGCCGCGGCATGATTGACGAATCTCAGCAGGCGTCCGAGCTTGACGACCATCTGAAGCGTACCATCGCGTCGCTGAAAGACAAGCTTAGTGACATCCTAAAGGATGAGCCAAAAACGCAGGTCGCGGTGCAGTCAAAGCCGGATCTCAAAGAAGAGTTGGAATCTGTAGAAACCAATGAGCCGTCCGATGTCGAGGACAAGACAGAGGAGGACGAGCCACAGGAAGAGGAGCGGGAGCTCACCCTTGCTGATGGTTTCACCGATTTCCTTCGCCCCAGAACTTATGGAGAGTATCTGGAGCGCTCTAGAAAAACGAAGTAGGAGGCTAAGAGGAACATGCCTAAGGCAAACTACCGCGATGTCTACGACAAGACCCAAGGTCGCTTCGTGGTGTCCGAGGGTGTTGCTCCATCGGAATACGTTTTTCCGCACGAGGATCTTCCTACGTTGTATCTCGACTTCGAGGACAACCGCTTCGAGATCGTGATAACAAAGGGAACGATCCTCCAGCTCTACCCGATTGTAAGCGGGGATGACGTGAATGAAGCGTATTTCGTACCAGCCAATGGTACGGATAGCAACTCCACCATTACGGGCACAGCCAGGGATGGCACTGAAACATCCCTGACCGTTGCACCTGGGTATCCAGTAGGCGTAGCACAGTACGACCTCTATAGGCCCTTCGAGTACGGTACCAGCCAGGGGACTGGCTGGCTTACTCACGCCTATGTGGAGTACCCCATGATCAAGAGCCTTAACGATGACCTCAAAGCGGGGGATCTAGTGCGCCCCGACGCCCTTGGGCGTCCGGTGCTCTTTGATCCCGCCACGGATAGCCACTTTGTGATGTGTGGACAGGTGGTCTATATCGAGAAGTTCGCCACGAACTTTGACGATGGACTGCTCTCCTATATGGAGATACCTTCCGACAAGTTTGATACTGCGTTGGAGTATGTCTACACGATCACCAACGATGGAGATTACCAAGGGACAATGGGGATACGGGCCAACCTGGACGTCGAAGACTGTCTAGGCGCCGTCCGTATACTCCTGAAGTTCTAGGAGGTGGAATATATGCCCGAGACAGTAGACATCGTCGAGATGCTAAAAGATCCCGAGGCTTGGCTTTCCATCACCATGAACAACGGGGCCCTCGAGGAAGATGGGGACCAGCTCATTACCATTAATGAGGCCATGTCCACCCCGGACGCCCCCATCCTCTTCCCGAAGGCGGTATCCAACGTGATGAAGGAGGCAGCTGAGCCTATGTACTTAGTCACCCCCCTTCTCACATTGGTGCGCCTGACCAAAGTGAGGTCCATGGAGTTCCCGGCGGTAAACGCTATCCAAGCCGCGGAGATACCCGAAGGCCAAGAGTACCCAGAGCAGCAACTGGTCTGGGCCAAGCAGGCCGAGGGAAAGGTCACCAAGAAAGGTGTAAAGATCGGATTCACCGACGAGGTGATCGACGACAGCCAGTGGGACATATTCGGAATGCACGTGAGGGCAGCTGCGCGCGCCATGGCGCGGCTGAAGGAGCAGATTGCTCTGGCTCGCTTCTTTGAGGCGGCCACCACTTGCTTCGACAACGATGACGTATCTTACCCGGACACAACCGGCCTGGACATCAACGCGTCTGCGAACCTTTCGCTTGCGCTGGATGACGTCATTGATATGTTCGCTGCGATCATGAGTGAGAACCATGTTCCCACAGACCTGATCATGCATCCGCTCGCCTGGGCGATCTTCGCCAAAGACCCTGTCATCCGTAACTTTTCAGTTTACGGGCAGAGGTCTCCCGCATACGGGTCGATCTACAATTCTCCCGCAGGAGATTACGGTACTCATAGGACGCAGAATTCTGCGCTCCAGGCTACCGCTCCCTTCGGGATTAATGTGATCCTTTCCCCGTTTGTTGGGTTTACGCCCAAGGTCAACGGAGCTACCCCCGTAGCAGCCAAGACAGACGTCTACGCTATCGACCGCAACGAGTGCGGTGTGCTGATGGTACGTGACGACATGTCAACGGACGAGTTCAACGACCCGACCCGCGACATCCGCTACCTGAAGCTTAAAGAGCGTTATGACATCGTCATTCTTGGTGAAGGCGAGGGCATCCAGATCGCCAAGAACGTGAGACTGCTCAAGAACTACGATACTGGCGCTAGCTTCGCCCCGGCTTCGTAAGAAGCCAGCGATAGAGCCTGAGAAATGAGCAAGGGAGCGGGAATATCTCGCTCCCTTTCTCTCTAATTGATTATCAGGAAGGCCAAAGGAGTGAACTAGATGGCGATAACTGTGATACAGACCTCAAACTGGGTAGATGATGTCAATCTCCAAAAGGATGGAGAGTACGAAGTATCCACTGGAACCAGCTTCATCATACGATTCCTCCGCTCTCCCGCGGTGGATTCTTTTACATTTGCCCATTTCAAACTGTACGATACCGATGCGGAGGGCTACCTGGATGAGCCGTGGCTGGAAATCGTTCCAGCCAGAGATTACTCCTTCATGAGCAAAACCCTCACCCTGTACATGGAGCTGCCCCTCGAGACCAGCAAGACCTACCGTTTCGTTATCACCGGCCTGGAAGACGGCGCCGGCAACACCATGGCCCAGGACTATATATTAGAGTTTGACACGGCTCCTACCCCCAGCGCGGTAGAGTTCCGCCTGGATGAGGAACCGTTCACCATAGAGGACCACTCCCTAGCCGACCCCAGCTCCCTGGCGGGGGAAACGGAGACCGCTGGTGACCTGTCAGTCGAGGAAACTGACCCCCCTAGTGGCACCATGATGGTCGACCCGTTGACAGCCAGTAGTATTACCATAACCTTTTCCGAGACCTTAGAAGATGTCAGCGCAGATGAGGTGACCATAGAACAAAGGCTTATAGATGACCTTTGGCACCCATACACGGCCGTAGACTCAGATACCTATACCGTGAGTACCAGCGGGGACGAGCTTACAATAACCTTCAGCCTAGATGCTACCCCCGTAGACCAATACCTGGAGTACAACTACCAATACAGGGTGAGCCTGGCCGCTAGCATCTCGTCTGATGGGGCGACCCCGGTCACCCTGGGCTCCATATACAGATTTACCTTTGCCACTGCCTTCCAGCCACTATACTACGATCCCCAGCTGATTATGGCCAGATTCCCTGATCTCACAGAGGAAGAAGTATATATGGCCGTCTACAGCGCCTCTGTGAACGCGCGCCGCTTTGCACCAGACCTGCCCCTGGAGCCGGATGAATCTGGGGACCTGCCCTACGCGGCGCAGGAGTACGTGCGCTGCCGTACATTATTCCTGCTGGTATCTACCCACGAGGAAGAGATGTCACGCATGGAGCTCGCAGACCTCATGATCGCCTCCGATGCTGACTGGAGCGACCGCTTAATGGATTGCATGGATAGGTGGCAATACGAGCTGGAACGGTATGGAGATGCAGGTGGAGGGGCAAAACACTTCACCAAATCCTTTAACCGCATAAACATGCCAGACCAGGAAACCAAAACATATACAGGGTCTAACGTCAGGCCCAGGAACTCTTGGTGGGATTGATCTATGGACCTTCGCCGTGGCTTTGACAAGATCTTGCGTAACTATGGGCACGATATCTATCTGCAGCGCCTGTGCCGCAGCTGTACCCGGTCCGGCGCCTACCATAAACCGCAAGAGGACTGCGAGATTTGCCACGGGACTGGTTACGAAAAGGTACTAGAGAAACACACCTGCAGACGTGTTTTAGCCCGGGGGGCCTCCTCTAATCAGGCAGAGGGGATATTTAACCTCGGGGAAGGGTTGGTGCCGGAACACGGATGGATATTCTATTTAAGGCACGACGTTGAGCCTAAGCAGGGGGACCGTATATATGACGATGGGTGTTTATACCGCATCAACGAGGTATATGACCCAAGGGGCCCCCGGGGTAGGGTTGAGTATTACATCTGCGGTACCAAGCGGGTAGAAGGCAAGTTCTACGGGAGAGAGCAATGAGTGTAACCTCTAACGTAAGCCTGGGTGGAACAAGAACCCTAACCGACAAGTTTGGGGAGCTGGGGGTAGGGCTTACTGACCGCGTATTTATCGTCGGACACGCAGACTCAGATACCGTGGCCCTAAATGACCCCTACATAGTAAGGAGCCTGGAAGATGCCCTCGAGGCTTTCAACAGCACCCAGGAACAGCTACGAGAAAGCAGCACGGTTGCCCCCCCACTAATCAGAGCCATGCTAAATTGCTACCACGCAGGTGGGAGAGACATATACCTGATGCGGGCTGCGCCGCTCTCGGAATACGAGGACTACCGCCAAAGAGATGACAGCTGGTATACAGCATATTATGCACGCCTAGAGACTACATATGGTGTTCTCTCCAACCTGGAGCAACCCATGATTATCGTCCCCGTGGGGGCGGACTTCGAGTCCGTTAAGACTTGGTACAACGACCCAGAGGGATTGAGTCATGATTTCTTCTACCAGCTTGCACAACATTGTCTCCATGCGCCCTCTATCGTTTATGGCCTCTTACCAGCAAGACTACGTTGGCCTAATTATCTAGAAGACGACCCGAGAATAACGGGTGACTGGTCAGAAGTATTAACGGACTATGACAGTGGTGGGAACGTCTGGAGAACTCGGACGATAGACCCACGGATGAATATAGGAGTTGTCTATGGAGAGGGCTTGTTTAATCGCAGAGAGATTATGACAAGCTTCTCCTTTGACCTTTGCGCAACGGTGGCCGGGAGTGTCTCGCGCATGGAAGCTCACCTCTCCCCCATATGCGAGAATCTCCACGACGTCATTGCGCTAACCACCTCGCTTACTACTGAGCAGGCGGACTCACTGGCGGCAAGCCGCTTTATAACAGTGGGGCCAACCTGGCAGGGGTGGCGAGGGGAAAGAGGAGGCTTTATGCTCCTCAACGACAATACCATGGCCGTGAGTGCTAGCGACTTCGCGCATCTCTCGGTACTGCGTCTGGCCCAAAAGGTGGTGGAGGAGATACGCCCGATTGCTGAGAGCTACATCGGTACGCCAAGGCTCGTCGAGTTTAGACGAGACCTCACACGCGTTCTGGAGTTGCTCAAGGCACAAGAAATCTATCGGGATTATAAAGCCGAAATAGACACTCTGCCTGGCCAGCTACATGAACTAAGGGTAGATATTGCGCTCTATCCTTACCTCTGTCACCGCTGGATAGACGTAAGTGTGGAACTGGGACCAAATCGGGGCTTTGAGGTGGCGTATTGATGAGTACTACGGTCCCCGGATACTTTACGCGGTCGGAAGGAAAGTTATCCTACCCGGAGCTTATGAAAGTAGTAGAAGCTACCTGGAAACAGGTGGATGGGGGACAAGTCCCCCTCTACTCTTTTGGAGTAACGCGTGAGGAGGTTGTCTTCCCCTGCATCCTCTTCAACTTAACGGACCGTAGGGTATCCGAAGAGATAAAGCCCAAGGTGAGGGAAATCGTTACTCTCCAAGATGGGAGAACGGTTAGAATGCGAGGACAGCGATTCCTCGATACCGTCACCTTCATTGTATGTACCGATGGAGATCCCGAGCTCGCGGATCTCTTAGCCGAGGCGTGGGAGGAGTTTATGTTGGAGTATACAGGTACATTCATGCGCCTCGGAGTATCGCAAATAACCTATGGGAGAAGGAAGAAAGCCGCCTTGGACACTTCTTGGGGCGAGAACGTCGTGACCCGCTGGATCGACTACGATGTTATCACTGAAAAGATATACGCAGACGACCAGGAAAAACTCGACGAAATCGCCTTTGTGGTGCGGCAAAAGATCGAGGGCTACGTAGGAGATGAAAGGCTAGAGTCACTCCTAACCGAAGCCGCGGTTGCCCGGGAGATTACGGATACCGGCTGGTACCCCTCCCAAAGCGCCCCCGGCAGCGGAGTTGTTTCAGAGGGTTGGGCCGTTGCCAACCTTACTCTGGACAAGGAGATGGACAGCAATGCCACAACGCTTCATGAGGTAGCCGACGTCTTAGGCACGCTCATAGATGCTCTCATTGAGAGCGGGCTGCTTGCCGAAAAGGCGGAATAGCTTATCCCATAATAAAGGAGGAACAGACACATGGCACTACCCGGAGTTAGGGCGCAACTGATGGACCTCTATTCCGCACTGCGGTATAGGTCCGACATCGCCACTCCAAGGGTGTTGTGCATTGGTAGGATGCTCGTGTCCGGTGCGGCGAATCTCCATGACCCGGCCAGGTATACCACGGAAGCTTCTGTGGTATCTGCGTTCGGGACTGGTTCGGAGCTCCATAAGGCGTTCGTGGAACTGCTGCAAAGCGGGGCTACGGATATCTGGCTGGAAGCCATCAGCCCTTCAGCTGACCGCTTTGAACAGCTTGAGTTGGCTTATGAGAGCGCCGAGGGCGCGCTTCCGGAGATTATCGTCCCCTATGGAAAGGGTACGGATACATCTGGGGTTGACGCCGGAGTACAGCCGACTGATGGCGCTTACGCCAACGTCAGCAGCTCCGAGAACGTCACCAACGAAGTGCAGACGTTCCTCACGGACACAATTACGGTGAATCTGCCGTATGAAGTGACTGTGAGTTCCGTTACCGGGCATACCCGCGCCACTCCCGTCGAGTTCGAGGAAAATACCCACTACACATACGACTCCACATCAGGGGTTATTACTCGGGTTGACGTAGAAGACGGGATTGAGGAGGGCGAGTCGGTTCAAGTAGACTACTCTTACGAGGCCAACTACGCGAACCAACTGGCCACCTGGTGTGAGCGCTTTACCGATCTAGGGATTCCCTGCATAGGAGTCATTGGCTGCCAGCCCCTGGAGAAATCCGAGGGTGACGACGCAGACTACATCAACGAGAGCCAGAAGCAAGACGAACTCGATGATCTCCTGGATGAGCTCCCCGTAAGGGGCAGCGAGACCGTAGATGCAGACCTGGGCGAGAGAGGTAAATATATCTCTGTCGTGCTGGGTGAGTGCAAGATGGTAAGCCAAAACAGCAGTTGGGGCTTTAACAACTGTGCCTGCCCTTACGCAGGCAAAATGGCCACTCTGCCGGTACAAAGTGCTCCGACCAACAAGCCACTCTACAACGTGAACGCGCTGCGTTACACGTTTAGCAGGAGCTATGCGGAGACTTTCACCGACGCGGGCGTGACTTGCGTGAGCATTGACTCCAATGACTCGCCCTCGATTGTTGACGCTACCACCTATGCCGCGGAAGGATCTGACTACTGGCGCCTGTCGACGATAAGAATCACGATGGAAGCCATAAAGCAGGTCACCCTGGCATCGATGAAGTTCATCGGTGAAGGCGCATCCAACGAAAGGCGCAACGCCCTAGAGACTGCCATACGTGGTGTGCTCCATAACATGAAGAGAGCCGGCGCTCTTAACGACGCCGACTTCCATATAACCTTCTATGCATCGGAGCATACTGCAACTGTCGATCTGATCCTCACTCCTGCTTGGGAAATCAGGATTATCCGAGAAACCGTGACCATTCAGACGGACTAGGAGGTGAAATAGGTGGCAACCAGTAAGTACATACAGACATATACCAGCTTCAGCGGTGCTGACATCGTGGCGCTGTTCAACGGCACCACTATTGGTACCCTCTCTGGTATAACCTGGTCGATTCAGCGTGAAAAGGCCCCTATCTTCACTCTCGGGTCCGCGAACCCACGGTCGTTTTCCCGCGGGAAGAGAGGGATAGCTGGTACCTTGGTGTTCCAGGTGTTCGACAGAGATGTTCTGTACAACCTCGTGCAGAACGATTCTGACGCTTGGTACTACACCAGAGTATCCAACCATCTGAACGGCGTCGTTCCTGGCACCGTGCCCTGGGAGGAGCAGTCGGTAAACGTACAACGTTTTAAGCCGATCTACCCTGACCAGGTGCCGCCCTTCGACATCACGATTACCTATGCCAATGAGTATGGGCAGATGGCGAAGCAGGAGATATTCGGGGTCGAGATCCTGAATGCCTCCTCTGGTGTGTCCATGGACGACATCCAGATCGACGAGGCGATGACGTTTGTCGCCCGTGAGCTCGGGCACCTTTCGCCCGACAGCTCTTGGAATATCGTCACCTAATAGATTGTGGGAGGGCTGCAGGCATGAAGAAAACGTCGGAACAGTATGCAGCCCTCCCCGATCTCACTAGGGGCTAGGAGAGAATTGTGGGAAGAAGCGATGAGTTTCAAACGATGATAGTCCCCCAACTGGGGTATAGGGGTACTTACTCGCCACGCTATCGTGACGGGATAATGTCACCTGCTTATAGCCGGGGGAAAGCACCCACGGAGATGGTGCTACGGCAATGGTCCTCGTATTCCGGCTGTGACATTGTGGCCGAGATAACAGTACCTACGGAGGAGAGACCGCTGACGCTGGGGGACCTGCAGACCATATCATACTCCACCCACCGGGAGGCGGTTCCTGTAAGGGTGCTTGGAAGCGTCCAGCCAAAGGGATTTACCCGCGGCACACGTACTATAGCCGGGTCTATGATCTTCACCGTCTTTAACATCTATACCTTTTACCGCCTGGAGGCCTTACAAAACCAGCTGAGACAGCTCCACCACCCCCTGGCGGACATGATGCCCCCCTTTGATGTCACCATCACATTTCTAAACGAGTACGGTTCTATGTCTAAGATGAGAATATACGGCGTCACGGTTATTGACGAGGGCGGCACGTTGTCTATCGACGACATGATGACAGAACATACGATGTCTTATGTGGCCCGTGGCATACAGCCAATGACCATGGCGGACCCAAGGGAGTGGGTAGAGTGACGATTAAGCTAAGCGGTGGCAGCAAAGAGATAGAGGATTGGAGGCGCTGGCGTCCGGCCGGAGTCGGAGGGTATGAATCCAACGCTTACTTTGACTACTATTATTCAGGGGCAGACATCAAAATAAGGTTTTCAGAAACCCCAGAGGATTATGGCGGTGTCGAAGTGGTGGCTATAGGTTATAACGTTGTGCAGCAGAAGGTGCCCATCTACGGATTTTGGTCATATACGTACGATGCCGTGGCTTATGGCACGCGCATTGTGCAGGGGACTTTTGCTATCCCCTTTAAGGGCCCTCACTATATATATATGATGTTGGCAGATGCCGCGGAGAAATATGATGATGACTCCACACGCCCGCGCGTGCTACTCAGCGAGGACGACGAGCTACTCGACCGTTACTGGGGTATAACCAGAGATGAGAAAGCCCCCGGGACAAAGCACGTCTTCCTCTCTCACCCCCCGTTTGACATCATTATTTCGTATGGACAGGAGAGCTATAAGCCAGGGGAATATTTTGATGCCCTTGAGCAGCATGCCGGGGATGAAGTAATCTACGGCATAAACGAGAGGTTTGTTAACCCGGACGAGACCTACGTAAGGCCCAGAATCTTCATTGAAAACGTGAACCTCACTAATCTGGGAATGCAGATAGAGCCCACAGGACAGCCTCTGATGGAGGCGTATACGTTTTTTGCGAGAGACATCTATTGGGAAGGACAAGAGAACTTCCACAACAAGTAAGGAGGAATGTGAAGTGGCAGAGAAGAAAGTCAAGGAAGAGACGACAGAAGAGCAAGAACCTCTCTTGGAAGAGGAGGTCGAAGAGGTCGAGGAAGGGCTGGAGGTGCTGAGAAAGCTATCCCTCCCTCCCGAGGTCACTGAGGCCATGGAGAAGCGCTGGAAGAAGGAGTTCCCCAACTGTGAGGTCTTCGCCATGCGGTTCTCTGATACGGAGGCTTACGTCTTCCGTACCCTGACTCGGTTCGAGTATAAGACGATGCTCAAGACAGCGGCGCAGAGCCAGATGAGCGCACAAGAGCTGGAGCTCCATCAGGAAGAGAACGTAGTTGAGCGTTGCTTGCTCCACCCCAAGCTTAACAGGGTGGATATGGAGTCCATGAAGGCCGGCACTATCACGCTGCTGGCTGATGCCATCCTTAACGCTTCCGGGTTCACCGCTATGGGTGGGCCGGTGAGGCTGTAGAGGATGCTAGAACGCGACCAGCTGCTAGCCTGGAAAAAGCAGTATGGGACTGTGTTCCATGGCTTTTTAGCTGACCGCGAATACTGTTTTCGCCCCCTTACCATCGGGGAGTTCAATGCAGCTCTCGGTGGTAGGGGAGCAGAAGACCTCGGTTTAGCAGAGCAGGTGGAGGCCGAAGACGAGATCGTCGGCGCATGCCTGCTCTATCCCGATATAGAAGAGTATGGAAGCTGGCCTGTAGGCCTAGCGGCTACGCTTGCTGAGACGATAATATCCGCCTCTGGATGGGGAGAAGAAGACAGGATAGAGGAGATCTTTTCCCAGTGCCAGAGGTCACTGAACACGTATGTCGCTCAGTTCAAGCTATTGATTATCACGGCAGAGATGGGTTACAGCTGGGAGGAGCTCGATAATGTCAGCATGGAAAAGATGGTCGAGCTCGCTGCCGCGGCTAACGCTATTGTGTCCATGAAAGGCCAAATAGCAATGGGGAATCCACCACAACTCACCCTGGGAGGGGAGGAAGAGGGAGACCCCACAGCCCGCATGCTGCACCAAGCCGCTAGGAAAGAGGGCATTATGTAGTGATAAAAGACAGGCCGCCGAACGTACACCATGGCGTTGTATCCGCGCGAGACTTTGAGGAATACCTTGAGCCCTCCGAGGCCCCTCGTACGTTAAAGGGGCGTAACCTCACCCGTGTAATGGGCGAGTTCGCCGCGGCCGTACTCGCATACAAGGGCACAGAAGCCCTGCTCTCCGGTTTTGGTTCCTCCCTTATCAGTGATACCCTGCCTCGCCTTGCCCAGCAACAAGGTCTATCCTCTGGCCTGGCCCGCAGAGCTCTTGCCTGGGGCAAAAACCTCGTGCAGGAGTTGGACGACCTAGAAGGTTTGGTCACCGTAGAGGGCGGGAAGAAGATATTCTCCTACGAGCTCGCTGAGGCTGGCAGCAGAGAGTTCTACATGAAGTATGCCCGTAACAAGTTGGCCCGCTGGATGAGAGTCCTGCCTGCCACACTCCCCTCGGCATACCTTACCAACCGCCTTATTGTCCAGCCCCCTGGGCACCGTCTGGGAGACAGAATCCGCTCCGGTGAGATGAAGTGGTATAACCCCGTCGATTGGATGACGGACTTCGCCCAGGTAGCATCGCAGATGACCCTGTTCACCGGTATCTCTGCCGTGGGCTTACCTATGGCTGGCAAGTATGCCATGCCCCACCTCACCCCATATACCAGCCAAGTGGTTCCTGGTTTCCTGGAGGGGTTATCAGAAACGATGAGTGGTATAGGAACCGGAGCTGGAAATGTGCGCGCCGGTTTAAGTGGGGTTCTTGGGGAATTAGGCCCAGCCTCTCCTGGACGAGCGGCCCAAATGCTTGGGGGCAAATCAGTAACTATTGCGCAGTTGAAGGCCGCTTACCAACGTGGGGTTATGGCCTATAGCTCGGGCGCCGGTTTTGGACCGATCCCTGGGCGTCTATCACATGCTCTCTCTGGTATATACGGTGATTTCGAGAGACAACCCGGATATGCCTATTCTAGGGCTGAGCGGTTTATGCTCTCAGCCAAGTACAAACAAGTCTTTGTTCGCAACTTGATGAAGGCTGGGGTCCCGCCAGAGACAGCAGCTAAAATAGCGGCGCAAGTTAAGCAAACCGGTATACCCCATGGTGCGGAACACGAATTATTTACTTTCGCCGGCCACAGTTACTCCACCGTGGACGAAATGACGGACATTATAGACAAGGCGGTTAAGACACAGGGGTTGGCTTGGGGAACAGGGAAATCCCCTGGCAGCGATGTGATCCATGCCGCGGTACGTGCCGACAAGTTCATGAACAATAACCGCTCTGATCTGCTTGGCGGGATGCAGGGAAAGCTCTATAGAACACAAACGGAGTCTATGGCTAAGGCGGTTTCCTATGCTGGCGTAGGCAAGGCGGCTGTACAACCCGGTGATCAACAGGCCATCGCCAAGTCCTTGGCGGAGTTTTTTGGAGTTAACCCGGCTGACGATGCCGAGGTATTAGCTTTTTGGCAAAGGGGAAACTGGACTACTGACCGCGCTTATACTTATTTGCAGAACCGCGGGGTGATACAAGGAGCCTCGGGGAGCTTCTGGAGCCTGCTTGGCATACAACCAATGACTGCGCGTATGGCTTATGACCGTGGGTTAATGGCTGAGCCAGAACTGGTAGAAAGCTTTCTCAGGGGCAAGGGGGCTGCTGGCTCTATCCCGGAGGAGATGCGAAACAGGGTCCTCTCTGGGGTCAAGGGGCTATTTGTAGACCAACAAGGGCGCACTATAAATTTCTCCCGCGGCCTTGAATCGCTCTTCGGCACCAACAAGAGCCTAACCTCCTTCCTCTCAGAGGATATAAAGCTCCCTATCCTTAGGTTTAACCCCCGCGGCCTCTTTGGATATCCCACACAGTATAAGGCTCAACAAATGCCATGGTTGGAGTTCCACCAGCCTTACAGCCATCACCCCGGCATGGGGGGGATGATAACAGAGCCATTCATGTCCTACAAGACCAGCGCTCTCAAGCGCGGTATATATTATATGAAGTCCGGGGTCACAGACCCCAGGCAGTACCGCGCCTATCAGACCTCATGGGGCACCGCGGCAGGCAGGCTGGTACAATTCCTCGGGGGGATGCAAGGGCCAATATCGCAAACCCCTGTCGGGCGCGTTAAGGGAGCCCTGGATATTTCCCCTGAGCAGCCACGAAGTATGTGGGATGCTATGCTGCGCTATGTCAACCGCGATACTAGTGTAGCCGACCGCCTCAAGTCCAGCCGCATGCCCGGGTTTCTCAAGCAGCACCTGGGCGGCATCGCCAGCAAGATCTCTCGAGACCCGGCTGATATACTCTACGCTCCTGGTGTATTTAAATCCGCATCATCTTTCTCGGCGTCTCCAGAACAACAGAGGAAAGCGTTAAACCTTCTTTCGGAGCTCACGCGCAAGGGTAACATAACACCAGAAACGCTTAAGGCTGGCAATCTATCTGTGTATATACCGCATGTATCCGACGCCTCCGCGGCGAAAGCAGAGATTCAGAAAATCATTAAGGCCAGCTGGCATGACATAGAGAACATGCCAGAGTATAGAAGGAGAGTATTTTATACCCTACGCAATAACCTAGAGGAGATAATACGTAACGAAAGGCACATCCACAATCCCTCCAAGGGCTCCTCTATATTTGGCGGGGCCCAGTTCCGCCAGATGGAAGCTATCAGGGGGAACATACAAAAATGGTATCTAATGGGCACCGTGCAGGGCGAGCAGGGCCTCAATGTTATGTGGAGAAACCTGCAAGACCTTGCGAGGAAGGGACTCATAAGCCAGCACGACCTACGAAAAGCAGAGGGTTTGTTTATCGCGACAAGGACATCGATGATTTCCGGCGCCAAGGATGTGGGGGCTGGTCTGCGAGGTATGTCGGCAGATTGGGGAGACCGCTTCATGGCCGCGCTGGAGAGGGGCTCCCGTATACCCAAGTGGCAGCCACACCGGCCGATGATACCATGGGAACCAGTGGCTGCAGGCGAAAATGTAACCTTCCTACCCACTACTCGCAGCCTTTGGCAGCATGACAAGAGGGCTACACTTAAGGGCATTATGGGAATGGCCGGTCCGAAGCGGCCGGAAACCCTTTCCGCTGGGGCCATACCCATGGCTCATTTGGTGGCTAGATTAGACCGTTACCGCGAGTTCTTGGGGCTTGGACTTGATTGGAGTAAGTATACCAGCCCCATCGATATGTTCCTCAAGGGCTGGATTCTCAAGGGGATGTTGCCGCTTACCCTTGGTGTGGGGGCGCTCATGGCCACGCACGATATATTCCAAGAGATGACCGGAACGTCTCCCTTAAAGGGGCTGGCCAGGGCGGGAATCGTAGAGCCCCGTATTCAGGCCGCCGGCCTGGCGGAGGCGGCTGGGCTGCAACCACGCATGGCGCGGGCTGCTGAGATTATGGGCTTTGATAATCTCCCCCTCTCCAGAACCAAAGAGGAAGAACGCAAGAGGTGGGAGGAGGGAGAGGTCGCTATCCGCCGTGGTAGATGGTGGCCGCTGGGTAATACTCCCTTCCGCGGGCAGAGAATAGAATACTTTATGCCCAACTGGTACCGCAGGCTAGAGGCCAGGGATGAGCGCACCTCTATGCTTTACGGCTCAACGCCAGAGCGCCTATGGTATAACTGGGGGCCGGGGAAGTTTATGGACCCCTATCACTGGGAGTCCAAATGGTATACTGAGCGCCCATACCCCGTGACCGGCGAGATGTTTACTGGGCCGTGGGGCCCCGTGACCAGCTTTCTGAACCTCACTGTGGGGTCTGCCCTTAAGCCACGCCAGGCTATGCACGAGCAGGAGCTCGAGGAGGCTATGCAGCAGGGCGGGGTGGGGGTTCCAACTGCTCTTGGGATGCAGCCCTCCATAGCGGAGATATACAACAGAGGCCGCCTCAACATCACCCATATGATGACCATGAGCGGCATGATGGGCTATGGTGGGGCACCAACCACGCCCGTTATCTCCCCTGTGGGGGTGCCAGGAACAACTAGCCAAGCTACCAAAAGACAGCTAGCGTTTTTGAACCAGTATTATACTACGGTTGCCGATATGCCAGTTGCCACTACCGGTATGGGGACTCCGGTGGTAACCGGGGCCAGCGGGAAGACTTCTGGCACGGTGGGGGTAAGCGCCGTAGCAGGAGAAGAGCTAGCTGGGGCGGTTGTGGCTGGAGGTGGGATGCCACTTGGCGGAACCGCGCAAGCTCGCCCACCTTTCTCCGCGGGCATACCCTACCCAAACTATCCGGTATTATCACCCATGCGTATGGCCCCGCTGCAAGAGAGGCTGCTCTTCCCGGAGCAGACTGCCAAACCAGGGATGGTCAATACCTTCAGCGAGTTTGGCTACCAACTCCAGGAGATGGCCGGCATCTATGGGTTTGGTTTTGGTGCTATGCGTACCATGTTTGGGGGAGAGCAGGACTTCTCTCCGCGGCACCCCTTGTACCAGTCAGCATCGCGCATGTATGGGGCAGAGCGCTCCTTCTGGGATCTGGGTCTGGGGGGTCTTGGCGATGTCAACATGGCCGCGGCCGGGGAGTACTCCAACCTGGAGCTCTCAGAGCTTATCAGACGCTTCATCCCACACAGAAGGCGCCAGATACTCGAATACAACCCAATCCCCAACATGTTGGGTCAGCGTCACCCATGGTTGCCTAGCAATTATTTTATCAATTTCCACACCGGGGACCCATACACAGAGATTACCAGGGGGGAGTATCGCCTTCCCGGGGCCGCCAACCTCGCGCTATATGGCAGCCACCCAGATGCCTACGGCAGCCCGTATGGCCTGGAAGACATCACCCGGGTTTTGTCCGATATCGCCCCGTGGTCAGACGAGTACCGCATGGCTATGCAGCTGGCCAGAAGGTCAGACTTACCAACGGATGCGAGAGATCGCATAGCCACCTATGCACAGCAGGTGGCCGATAAGAAGAAGAAGTACGAGTTTCACCCCTATCGCTTTGCCAAACAGGACTTCGTAGATGAAACCGTAACGGTGACCGGCGTAGTGCAGGGCAATCCCAACCTGTTCACCAC